ACGAATCAAAATAGCAGCATCCAGATTATGAATGCTGTTAACAATTCTAGTACAGTCTCTAACAATAATACGAGTAGGAATGTATATCCTAGTATGGTACCAGTTTCTCAGGCACTCTCACTAACTTAATCACCTACAGGTGCTTCAGAGGCCAGCATAGGAATGTCTGTGACTAGCTGGCAATCCTCGTATTGGTTAGCATACATGTCTTCCAAGTCAGGATGATAGAACCCGTTGCCAGACATTTCCTCCCATGCTCGCCGCATATCCTGAATGGTAGCCTCAAGACGTTTCTTGTGGGCACCACCTCCAAAGAACTGATCATAGTAACCGGGGACACCCAGACCATGATCTACTCGTATGGCCATGGACATTAGAAGTCCTCTTGATGGTTCGTTATGGCCTTGAGGGGCGTTGTCGGGCACGAGTGATTCCTTTCACTTTGAATGCAGCATTCATAAGGCCAACAGTTCGAGACTTCATTCGAATTGCCATATTGTTTTCTGATTGTATCGAGGATATAATTCTTTCGATACCAGTCTTGGTCTTAGCCTTGGCGAGTGCGTGCTGAAAATATCTCACATTACTGAGATAGAAGATATGTGATTTATGATAATGGCGTGCGTCCCGGACGAGTATTTCGACGGCACGCTTTCGCTCAAGATATTTATCAGCTTCCTTTGGGTATGATTTTCTATGAGCATCCATTATTTCCTCACAATTACCTAGGGAATGTCTTGATGCATCGTTAGAATTGGGGGCCACATATCCACATGACTGACACACGAATACGCCAGAGCTATTATTACATACGAGCGTGGCCATTTACTAGACTCCAACAGGGGCAGTAGCATCGGTGACATTGATCACCATATACTTATGGATTATAGCATCATTATCATTGGACTTGATGTTCAGTATTGCCAGCCCGAGAGCCTCTGCCAGAGAATGACAATTGAATGCCTTCAGCGTGTTCCAATTCTTATGATCAGTGCCCGTATAGTTTACGAACACCGCAAAGTCAGCCAATCCATTATTAAGCATGTTAGCTCCCTGTCGTCTCTAGAATTAATCTGATGTGACTTTTAATAATCTCATCATTATCACAATCACTTCGTGGCCAGACTTCATCCTTATATTTAGGAAAGACGCTATTGATACGTTTTTCGATAGACGCACAGTCTAATCTGAATTTATCACGTTGCTCTACAAAATACTTTTCATCTAGAGTGATCTGAAGCATGTCCATCCTAGAGAGTACAACTCTCTCATATGCTGCCCCAGAATTCAAAGCAAAGCCCGGTATGGCCTCTTCCCAATGACGACATCTGGTAGCCCACTTGGCATCAGGCATATCGTCTGGTTGATCGGCGTTATCCCAGTAACCATATTCGGATAACGATGTGACATCATCAATGTCCATATACGCATCCACGCGCCTGCTATGACAATTGAGCAAGGCCAATATTCTTCCCCTTGATATCGGGAAGAATATGATGTGAATGGTTGGGTCCATACCTTCCGGCATAAAACGATCACCCACCATATGTTTGGCCGTATAGAACCCAGCAACTGCCGGATCGGTCTTATGCGCATAGCATTTCATAACTTCGGCTTCGCCCGGCCAGAGAGACACGCCGACATCCAAGGCATCCATGATAGAACGATATCGAATCGCTAACTCGGCTTCATATGCTCGGATAGCAGAACGTTCAGCTACTTCCTTGACTTGATCGGTCACCGCATTCATAGCAGCAATTTGCGTCATACCGCGCAAGTTTACAATCAAACCATTATATATTTTCGTACTCATGTCACAAACCTTTATTTTTCGATACTGCCATAGAGGACCATGAGAAGATCATCAAACCCTTTATCTCTTTCGAACGAATGGACGATACCATCAACGGACAAAGCGGCATACTCACCTTCATACCAGACAGACCCGATACGATCAGTATTGATCCATATCGGGTATCCCTTCCGGGACATGACTTTTACAAATCTGTCTGAATTAGATTTTTGCAATTGAACGCACCTTACGCCATGCCCACACAAATGGGGCAGCAAGCAATCGACCGAGTACAACAGCGCCGACTTCATTCCGATATTGGAAATCCTCAAGCTCGGCATCTGCCTGTCGGCCATACGTGGCATTCATAGCAACCTTGCGATCATAAGCTTCGCGACGTTCGGCAGTCCAGTTATCATCAAAAGCCATTGTAATATTCCTTTGGTTGGAGTTAACTTGCATTCAACCTACTCGATGGGATTAGAGTTGTCAAGTGCCTCTTGCAGATTAGCAATGTCATCCGACATCAATTCGATTTCAGATGCATAGTAATCTCTTTCGTCTGTGAGTTCAGCGACCTTGGCATTATACTCTTCAATAGTTACATGGGTAGCCGATCTATTGCCGCCTTGGAGAATAACATCAGTGAAGCCGGGGACATACATGGTTGGCATCAGCGACACATACCCAGTAATCAATTGCTCAACAATTGGCTTAACTTTCTCAAGCGCAATTCTCAAATTGTCGGTGTCTTGGTCAGTAGAGTCATGGACTGAATATTTAGTAACCTCACTATACGCATTGGACATACGTTCCGCTGTCAGATCACCCAAATGATCCCACAGGCATATATTATCCAAATTCGAGGATAATCGGGAAATAATAGAACCACTTACAGGAATATTACTGTCAATATCATCCAGACATTGGTCAATATCGAGCTTCACATTCAAGGCACTTGAAAATGAGAACTTTCCAACCCTACATGATAACATATTCATACTATCAAGCCTAATCATTATACGTCTCCTATTTCCCAATATCATAAATTAAAGCTTTGGAGGTGTCAATAAAAAAGGGCACTAAGATTACTCCTAGTGCCCTTCTCTTATTCATTGGTATATATTAATCATCCAATGACATATTCTTGAAGAAGTCGATGTTGGCATCGAGATCATCATCATCATCATCATCATCAATGGGCATTCTCATCTCCCGGATCGTCTCGGCAGTATCAGAAATCATAGGTGATCGACTATCCACTGTTGGTCGTACTGGTGCAGGAGCAACAGGAAGTGTTGCAGCACCGGCAGCAGCGGCCTTCTGAGATGGGGACAGTTCCCCAAGCACAGCATAGAGTTCTGCCTCTAGCTCTGCATATGTCCGGAACTTATCCGGAGCAATCTCTGCTTCCAAGGGATGCATGCTGTTATACACCATCTCTTGCATCTTATCATCACCACCATACAATGGGCTTTGAGGCTCAAAGTATGACTTGGCATATGTCCGCTGCTTGTTAGAACCAATCTCATACATCAGTCGAAGATTGGCACCCTCATCGAAGTCGAACGGATTGATCTTTGGAATGTGAGGGAACTTGGGTTCCATTGCATCCTTGATCATATCGTAGACAGTGGCACCGAAATCATAAATCCACACCTTACCTACTGCGTCTGGATTATTATCGTCTTCCAGAACCACAATGTTGGCATAGTAGTGAAGCTTGCGCTTATACTTTCGGGCAAGGTCTTCCCGTCCTGCATTCCACAGGGCACGATTATAGTCGCCTACAGGATCGTCTTGATTGAGAGTTGATAGTGAGTTCTGTACATACCACTTTCCGGTTGGTCCTTGGAAAAAGTGATTGAAGAACTTGACGTATTCGAATGTGTCACCATGGTTATGTGCTGGTCCCACAAATCGAATGAGTGCCGTACCGTTACCGGCCTTGTCGGCAGTTGGCTTCCAGATACGATCATCGCCTGATGTTTTAGTCTGATCGATCTGCTTTGCAACTTGGATCATTTCCTCGACCGAACGCCGAGATTTCTTAAAGTCTGAAAAACCCATGTGTATTATTGCTCCATATTAGCTTTTATTGATTTTTGTTATCACGGAGGTTCATGATGTAAGGGTGAAGTATACCATACATTGACTATGATGTAAAGTGTTTTCTCATAATTTCTGCAAATTTTTGGAGACGGGTTGGACTAAGGTCCATAAACGATCTATACTTTTGCAGCTTGAGTTTCACCTCTGGCCATAGCAATGTATCGGTGATACGATCATCGTTCTTACGAATGAAATCTGTGATCGCATCGATGATAACTACTGTCTCGATAGAGACTTCAATAGCTATCATATCTTGAACGATTGATGGAACATTACCATCGACCGAAACAAGAATTTCTTTTAGAGGATGTTCGGACAATTGTCGAACGTCGCTCTCGAATGTGTATGTCAGAGATTCTTGACGGGCTTCCCATTCTCGGAAAACATCATCGTCCATATCTCCAATCCATGTGTTGTCTGCCAGAAAGTTGGCGACGAGATATCCTTTGACATTATCTGCCGTACGGAGTTTTCTTGCAAGACGCGCAAAGAACCCCTTATCTCGTCGCTTCCAATATGATTCGGGAGTCGCATGAGACTTCATATTATATTTGATGCAGTCATAGCTCTTACTGGTGAAGTGCAATCGGATAGCATTATACATCTGATAGACTTCGACCGCATCAACCATCATCATCACCGTCTATGGCGTCGTTGATGATATCGATAAGATCATCGATAGTGACGGCACCACTAGACAAGCCCTCATGTGAGAACCCACACGCCCCAAGAACTCGTCTTTGAAACGTCATCAAGTTCCCATTCTCTTCTTGGAGAGGAATAACTGCGTTGGTGGCGATCACCAATTGGTCCTTTAAATTATTGCGTTGAATGGTAAGTGTCTTGTGATCTTCGATAATATCTTTGGCATGCAGGACTGTCTTGGATTGTTTTTCTGTTATAGCCCTAAGCTCTTCGACAAGATCGATCATATCGGGGGTATCCATAATCATCAGATGATGCCGGTCATTATACTCAAGATTTGGGAATCGTTGTAATATTTCTTCAAATGAGTCGATGGGATCGCTCTCCATATGCTGATGGAGAGCAACATCATACAAAGCCTTACCATGGGAAATTTCACACAAGTCCCCCATTGACAATTTGAAATCGCCCGAAGTTGCCTTATCAACTTGGGCAGCATCAGGCAGTTGCGTAGGCAGTCCCGACCGCCATAGTGCATATCTGTTGATAATACCAGTATCCATAGGATGTTTAGATGGAAGCATATAACCAAAGGCTACGAACCACTTGGCATAGGGTTCAAATTTGACATAAAATGTTGCCAAGGCGTTTTCTTCATCACATTTTACATCTTGGACACACTCAATGAAAGTGTCAATGAGTCTGGTATGCCAAGTGGTAAAGGCCGTGTGCTTGTCGTCACTATCAGTGATATTTGAATGAATATTACCAGCAAACGCCTGAAACCTATTTGCAATAAATCGTGACGGATCGCTTACGATAACTTCGCTTGTTGACTTATCAACTAAATCATCGTGATCATATTTAGCCATCGGTATCTCCAAACTCTTCAATAATATTGACCGTATCATACGCCTTTAACATCCGAAGGTCAATAGCTTCCTTCTCAATTTTATCTTGGATGTATTTCGGGATTAATCCACCTACATCAGCAGGGTCAAATCCACTGTCCTCACATACCTGAAGGACTGCATTGATATAGGTCATCTCATGATCATCGACCACAACTTGGACCAATTCACCAAATTCAGAATTTTTCATAATCTTAGTCATTTGTCAAGTACCCTCAATAGTACAATGTGTTCGTTGATTCGACCAGTGGTCTTGGAAGGCTTCGTAGTGAGCTTATTCCATTCCCTGTTGATCGTCGATGGTGCTTTCTTCATAACATGAGGAAGGAACTCATCTGGCTTTCGGAGTTTGGTAGATCGAGATTGATCAGCGTTCCATCCGTAGATAGTTGTGCCTTTGCATGTAAATCCTTTCGGACCATCAGCAACCAGTTCAATGATAATCCGAAGATTGGTATTGAACATGAACAGCCGTTGAGCGCCAACAATCTTTCGAGGATCGATAGACTTGATGCCATACTCGCTGGACTCTGCCAGATATTTAATTCCGGCAGTCTGTTTGGTGGCAGTGATTACCTTCTTGGCACGAGGCTTCTTGGCATGATCACCAAGTATGCCGTCAACGCTCTTGAGAGCCGCCTGAAGCGTTTTAGCACAAGCCCTACGCTCGGCATCAGAAAGATAATTATAGCCTTCCTTGGCCTGCTCACCGCGATCCTTGAAGTCATCTAGCATCGCAAGGATGAGTGGACGAACTTTCTCACGAATTGATTTTAGGGTTTCTCCATGCTTGGCATGAAGTCCCTTGATATCGATCCCGGCTTCATAGTTACCGGCCATCCATTCATCCACCATATCTTCGATAGCATCAATGATAGGTGATGGAATGTATCTGGGAATTGCATCTTCGGAATGTTCGACCCTTTTCGCCACATCGAATTGTGGTGAATTCAAAAATATAGCGAGGGCACCACCGATATAATCCTTCTCATCATCATCAAGTTCCCATCCTTTATCTGCCATGACAATAAGTCTTTCGGCAGCAGGGGACAATGCCCACATTGGGCTTTGACGATATCGAGAAAGATTTGGATTAGTCCACCCCAAGGCGATAAGATACTTCACCACATAAGGGCGGTATTCTTTCTGGGTGTAGAAATAATTTAGATACTGAACCCTGTCATATTTGGCAAGCAGTCGCTCCTTTGGATCGGACGGACATTCGGACCAATCTGGTTCTGACGCATACTTACGTTCCAGATTCCGGTCCATTGTTGCTCGGGTTTTGGTTTTGGCCATATTACTGGAATACCACACCCACCAGCATATCAGCACCATCGTCGCTAGATGAGAACAGTCCACCGCCGATAGCAGCGAGTTCATAGCACAGCTTCGTCATGGAAACTTCGGTGGGTGTCGGCTTGTGACGGACCTGTGAAATGATATTGATAGCTCGACCATCATCAAGACAAGCCTGCCATGCCCATGCAGCCATACCGGGGATATTATGTGGAACTCTGGTCACCATAACATCACCATACTCCCGAAGAAACTCTCCGGACTGCATGACTGGAACATCATTAATAGATTTGGTCATCGTAATTTCCTCTTCAAACGTTACGGCTATAATACATATGCCAACTCATGATGTCAATCGACAATTTCAGTGATAGCATCAATAAGCTCTTCATGAGAGATTGCTCCACTCTCAAAAAATCCAACGGTGAACCCGGCAGCAACCACAGCATCATTATAGCGAGACTTGTATTTAAGACCTTCGCTCACAGATGCTTCAAGCAGTATTTTGAGATCAGCTATGTCACTTTCCAATCTGTCTATTTTAGCACAATACCCTTTGGCAGTTGCTTTGGAGTCTGCCGCTTCGGCCCTACTAATATCAATATTGTGCTGAAGATGATTAACTTCATCACGCAATTCGTAAATCATATCCATAAGGTCAGCTACGGGCTTCTCTAACAGAGTATCATGATCAGCCCGGTTGGCAGCCTCGGCAATATTGGCCTCAATTCTATTGTGGAATTTTCTCAATTTGTGGACTTCTGTTATAAAGTCTTGCATGTATCGAGTCTGATTGCCCATGTCGGCGCTTGCCTTTTCATTGTACACTTTGTACAGATCGGCAATTGCTCCCTCGATGTCAAATTCATACGGACCATCAACTTCACCCAATTCCGATTGGGCTTTAGTGATAGTTTCGAACAGGTCTTCGTATGTTGTTTCATATTCCATATTAAAAATCCATCGAGTCTTTCAGGAGATCAAGTAGCTCCTCGTGGGTGATAACCTTATTGACGATTGCCTCAGAAGAAAATCCGACCGCATCAAGAACCTGATTGTAGAGGGCTTCGTACTTTGCTCCCCTCGCAATAACATCTGCCATAGCAACTTGTTCTGCATTGGCATTCTTGACGGCAGTGGCAATGGCTTCCTGAAGTCCTTCATTGTGCTTTTTGAGATCAGCCAACCTGCCATCATATTCGTGGAGGATGCATGACAGTTCCTTGTCGCGACCATTCATATACTGAATGTCATCATACAGCTCTTGGTGTTTGTTCGGAGTCTCTTTGAGGATATAAATCTCAGTTTCAAGGTCAAGGAGACGAGCCTTTACGGCTGCTGTATTCCCGTCAGCGTGACTGCTAATATAATTGAGATCGTCTCGCAAATTAGACATAGTGTCTAATGCACCAACCATATCGACTTGGAGATGATCAATCGCAATATTAATGTCATCTAATCTAATATTATTGTTCATCGAACTGTCCTTCAATCATATCCATAATATCGGCATGGGTTACATTCCCAGCCTCGAAATATTCTTGGGTGAATCCCAATTTCCTAACAACATCAAAATACTGAGATTGTCTTTCGGTATTTGACTGTTCAGTCACTAATCTGTTGATATGACCATTCAGCGTATTAATCATATTTTTCAAATTCTCGATCTTCCTATTAAGAGCATCTGCTTCGACCTGAGCCGAAATCCTGTTTTTGCGTTCTTCATCTCCAAATTTTATAGCATTGCCAGCAAGTTTTTCATAATGATCCATGATCCCCACAACAAGCCTGCCTTGCTCATACACAGTCTTACTGTCTGTAAGTTGTGCAATTACATTAGTAAGCCTAATATCCTTTTTGGATTGCGCTTTGGGGTCAACTTTTTTCATGATCAATTAGTCTCCATGTAAACATGAGCGCCGATACGAACCTTGGCGAGACTTCCATCACTCCAATACGGTCGAATTTCCGCAGTATGGTAGTGAGTCGCCCCATATGTAAAGTCCGGATATGCTCCTGATATAATAAAACTGGCAAGAAGCAATGCTGCTTCGTATGCTTCTAGATTATGAGGTATATCAGATCGACCATCGTTTGTCCATGAAAATTGTGAGCGTTCCCACACAACATCACATACGGTATCCGGAAAGTTCTCAGATTCCATCCGGTTCAATACCACAAGACCAGTAGCAATCCTATCTTCAAGAGATGAGCCTCTGGCCTCGTGATATATGTTTAGAGCCATGCACATGATGTCTGGCCGGTTTCGATCAATGGCGACCGCTGGCGGTGCCTCTACGTCGATTGTAGCCACCATTATGGGGCTGAATGGCGAGATAGGTACGGCCTGTGTCATAACGACATTCGGTCGAAGGGCTTGTTGTACATCGTTCGGACCTTGGAAGGATACTAAAATCCCAGCAAGAAACAATGCAACAAGTCCTCCGACCGCAATGATGATAGATATTTTTGCTTCGCTATTCATAATACGAACCTCCAATTGTTGGCAGGTGTATATCAGTCGAGCATTACCGTGTCAATAGCGACTTCAATAGAAATTGTGCTAGATCGGTCGATTTCCACATAAGGTATCCAATGGCAACAATTGGCCAGAATACCATAGCAGCAAATTGAATAATGCTCACCATGATAACATCAGAACCCAGTCTCGAAACATTTCGAAGGGATATGCCCACCAAACTTCCAACAATCAATCCAATAACAATATATCCGATAATCCAAATCATAGTTAGTACCTCATATTTTCTTGGAGTCGATCAACAGCCTCAACGAATTTGAGAGCTAGATCGTCCATGTCTGAAACGAATTCTTCATTGAAGGTGATGTGACGAGTGTTGAGATCGATAGATATTAACATCTCACCATCTGTTCCCGTGAAGACCATTGAATGTGGGCCGGTTAATGTGGTGTCTAGTATGACAGTCCCATCAGTATTGATACAGAATTCTGTACCGTCAACACCATCGAGATTATCCCAGTCCGAATCAACGATATACTCATCTTCACGCATATTAATTACCCTTGAGGTTATTGTCGAGAAGGAATGCTTCTACGGTCCACTGAAGTCCGGATAGTGACACAGCACCATCTTCGCCAATATTAGTCTTGACGATCAGACCAAGGGAACGGGCCGAAGAAATTTCCTGTTCGGTCATGTCAAATACGATGACTTCTTCAACCATAATAGCCTCCAAGTGTTATCATTGACTACATGATAACCGGCAGGCGCACTTGTGTCAATAGCCATTACAAATGGCGTGTGCTTTATTTAGTTCGAAGAAAAGCGCTGGCGTTCTATATGTATAATATGTTGTGGTTAATTTAAGAAGCTGCTTGTATGTTACTGGTGGTTGATTCATATCATAATGCCTTTGCTAGATCAAAATATTCTTGTTCGCCAGTTTCGGGATTCCGAAATGCTGACCAAGTGCCGGGATTGCCGAAACCTCGACCTTCCCGACGCTTCATATCCAAATGAAGTCCGGGGCGGGGCTTCCAATCAGGATACACCCCAATTCCAATGAAGCCAACTGTTGTGGCGATTTCAACGGCTCGTTGTCGATCTTCTGCCGTATCCATACCGTGAGGCATGAGATCAAGAGCAAGGGACTTCCCCCAGCGATCTTCATTGTGACCTGACGTATTGTCAGGGCCTAGGTTTCTAAGGATAGCACCCGGTGCCGGAGATACTTCAACAGGGGCACCCCACAAGTGTCTGAACGCATCAGCACCTAACAGTGTCATCACTTCGATCCTGTGATAATATCCCCGGAACTCTGCTTCCTTATAATATTTCAAACTCATATGTAAGCTACCTTCATGTTGGGGGAATTGAATTCTGGACGTCTATCTCCATCAATTCCGTAGAATGTCACACTCTTAAACGTGTTGAACCTGTCACTAAGACAGATGATCCAATACTCTTCCCAGACCTTAGTGAAGTCTGTCTTCTCAGAAACTTCTGATCTGGTTATGTTTGGATCGTCGTAATTCTTGATGTCTCGATTGGAATATGTAGCGGAAGAGTCTCCGGTAAACACACTGTCAAATCCAAACATGTGAATTTCACTATCAGGATATTTATCACTTGCATACAGATATGCCAGATGTCCACTTGAGAGATATCGTTGCTTGTCGTCGAGCGCAAACTCTTCAGGACATTCGACAACAGCTTCCAATAGATCACTGGCATCCAGAAAATCTTTGAACGTATCGGGAGAGGCCGGTCTGTTCTTGAATGTCGAGCATCCATTATGGGCGCGTCTCGACATTACAAATCGAATATCATCCAATCGATTTCTAAGTGGATAGTTTCGGTACATCATTACTGCTAGCGAGTCTGCACACACAACCGTCTGTACGCCCACCAGAGCCTCATCATACACATTGATGCCTATGACATCATCCCATTCAAATTCGTCCTGTATGGCAATAAAATTAGCCCTACTTGGACCGTTGCCAACAATGGCGATCTTTTTAGAAGGGGACTGAATCTTTGAGGGGCCAGCTTTGCTCAAGGACAGGGAAGATTCTTCGTTTGATGTGTCGCTTTCCGGCTGGTCCGGTCCAATGAAGTATTTTAGGTTCATCGTATTCATATCCCGCTACTATCATTAGTCGTTGGTAATTCCAAGAATAGTCCAAAAATTGGATGCCTTTCAAGTATTTTTCATTACCTCTCATCAAGCAATCCAAATATTCTTGATCACCTCTTTGTTTAGGATGATGACGCGGTGCGGCTTCCCATTCGGCAAGAACTATAGGGCGACCATATTTAACTATCACTCCTGAATTGATACCACCGGTATACCAATCGTTAGTAACGGCAATGCAGTGTCCAATATGATATTTTTCCAAATTATCGGTATATCTTTGAACTGAAGCACGCATATTAGCCCGAACCTCAACATCATTATCAACCCACAAGACTCGATCACTTGTGCAATTGAGGAGAGCGGTTGGCTTCTTCAGCCATGCCGGGCCTTTCTGCTTACCATCATCAGGGATCGGAATAATAGTAGCTGGTTTGCCACTATATCTCAGAACGAACTCCTTGACGATTTCAATATTATCTTCGGACATACCAAAGTCTGCGATATGGAAATTGCTGAGAACCTCGCCTTTATATGCCCGTTGCTCATGATACATCAGTTGACGAATTACCGCCAGCATATAATCGACCTGATTATTATCACTACCTAGAAGGTAAGTGAAATCATCTTCGAATTCGGACTGTAGCAATGTGGTCGTCATATTCGGTTACCATTCCAATATCAAAAAATTCTAAAATTGCTTGTTGGACACCCGGAAATCTCGGATCACCCCAGTCATGAAAGATCATCATACCACCATTTTTAATCTTTGGCAAGTATGCCTCAATGTCTCTCTTCACACCCTCATATGAATGATCGGCGTCAACAAATACGAAGTCTATAGAGCCATCAACAAAACGCCACGAGGCGGCAACAGTATCTTCGATGAGCAATCTATGACTATGCTGCTCCAAGTCCCCAAGAAAATTCACGATGTCCTTGGCATATGCAGCATGATCCCACTTGTGGCCATTCTCACCTTCAGTATAAGTCTCCTCGGTGCCCTCTTGAGGTGCATAGAGATCGATCCCAACGTAAGCGATGTCGGGACATTGCCTGCAAATATGTTTGAAAGTATCACCCTTCCACACACCAAGTTCAACTCCGGATTTATACCCGTGCTTCTTGATCAATCGCTCTATCACATACCGTCTATGAAGCATTACTTGTGCCCATGCGATTTAGTGATACGAGTCATCGTGGTTTCTAGATATTTGAATTCAGGGAGATCGCCGTAGACCGCGTTCGTCCATTCAAGAAGATTGATGAATTCGCTAATATAGGAATTGTCTTTCTCTGGATCGAGAGCCACGCTCTCAAGATTGGCAAGCTTTTTAGTAATATGCTTACGAGCATCCTCCCTAGAACGAGTACCAGCCCCACCGACAGTCCACACATCTTCTTCTTCTCTTGCTGCTCTGGCACTGTTTACATTGCCCGCACCAAAATCATCTGGACTCATTTCCAGCATAGCCGTGGCTTCGGTTATAGTTGATTTGCTCATAGTATATATGCTAAAAGGCAGAAAATTCCTGCACCGATTACAAATAATCCAAGAATGATTAAAGCTGCCATGGTATTAACTGCCTTTCTTCGCATTGATAGCAAGGATAAGTTCGACCAGACACGCCAGAATTAAATATGACATTGTGTATCGATGTGTGCTATCGTCTTTGGTGATGGTAATATCCTCATGAATGAGTGTTACTGATACCGGAATCATATCGGAACCACCAGAGATCACCCAACTAACATTGTTATATGTCAGATCGATGATAGACAGTGCTTCACTATAATTCCCATCAAGGGCAGACTTCAGTGAGCCATAGAGTGCATCATTCAATCCGAGAACATTACTGTAGTGTCGAACTACAGCTTCATCTTCGGTATCCACCAATTGAGAATTGGTCAATTCATCCAAAAGGAGTTTCAGATTAGTGGATCGTGACACTTCAGCCTTAAAGGTTACCATCAGGAATTCCTCAGAGTGTTTGGGAGGGGCATTATTACCCCTCCCGTTTACTTATCACTGCTTAGTCGGCGTACCCGGAGCGGATCGCATCATAAAGTCCCGAAGTGAAGAACCAGCCTTCGAATCGGTAAACTCGTTAACGCCATCATCGACATCTCGTGCGCCTTCATTGTCGGTAGCTTCGGCGGTATCGGCCTCTTCCGAATTACCAGCCATACGAGCCTGAACAATTTCCATTGTTTCGGTCATGAGGGCCATGACAGTGTTGGTTTCAACCATGCGGTCGAACTCGTCACTGTCAACATCCATGTCCTTGACGCCCGGTGAATTCGCTGCTTCAAACCCTGCACGGAACTGACGATTAGCAACCCGAGACGAAAGCTTTGATGACATGATCATCATTTCTTCCATGCCGATAATGTGACCTTCAAGAAAATTCACCTTCTCTTCGGCACTCATTGCACTGTACTCTTCTTTAGTCATAACAAACCCTTTCGGTTATTGAGGGCGACCTTGGCCGCGAGTGAATCGACGCTTGGTCTGTGCGCCCTTGGAAATATCCCGAGATCGGAATGACCCACCAATAGAAGTCTTCTTCTTGATAGTGGGCTTAGTTTTGGAGTTGCCTCCGACTGCCTTTGCCATAATTACCTCTTGCTGTTAATTCCAAACTGTTTCAAATATGTACAGTACTCGGTCATGACTGTCAATAGCCGTCTGTGGTTTTTGTGTGATTTATCGACACCACAGTCTCGGTTCTTAATCCACCTGAGGCGAGCCGCATCATTAAGTGGCTTCCCATTGGTGAGATGTTCATACTCGGCCTTCAGTCGTAACATTTCGCTGATAATCCGAAAGTCATCATCGTCATTTGTCTTCATTGTCGTCATCTTTCTCTTCATCAGGATTAAGAAATGCTTTCATTCGTGCCCGTTTATCTTCGGCTGCCTTCTTGGCGCTTTCCATAAGATATCCTAACAGTAGGAATATCATGAATGCTCCACCAGCGACCGCCGCAACAAGATGAATTGCCAGCAACCAGTTAATCGCTAGAACATAGAAATGAACCAGTATATATCCGAGACAGAAATATACTGTAAACTTGAGGGTAAAATATATTGCATTTCCCAAAACACCCATCACATTGCTCCAAGCGTGTCTAGAATCTTATCTTCCATGTCGCGCCAATTTGAAACACATCCCATCATATTGTCAGTAGTGTCATCTTTGAAGGCAACGATTGCTTCATGCAGATTATATGGGTGTGTATGGATGATAGTCTTATGGCCCACACCAGCACCGATAACTGCATTATTCACATGATCTTCAATCCAGATATGGCCCGGCGCGAAAGATTTAAGGACTCCCATTTTCGAAACGTTAGTGGGGAGACAGTGAATGTCTTTAATAGCTGGTCCGAAGTGTTCATACAGATTATGACGCCGATGATCAGCAGAATAGTGATCACCTCCCAGAGACGAAATCACAACAAACCGAATTCCATGATCATGATAGAGTGATTTGATGATAGGAACAGCTCGTGGAAGTGGATCAAGATATTTAATCCACTGAGTGTCATTGAAATGAGCCACACAATCCATCGCTTCTCTTGGGCTAATATCGTATCTATGGTGGATAGGATATTGAGTGTTGTCAGCGATAATGTGACCCTTTTGGGTGATCATCCACTCTTCGAAGGACTGGTTCCAATTCATCAGAACTCCATCACAGTCGATCAATATGGTATTATGTTTGTTCATTGCTAACTGCCTCCTCGGCAGATTCATTTTCATTGGCAACTTCCACTGCTACGTCTTCCTCGACGACATCAGCTTCGGTTTGTATAGGTGTCCGTGGCATCAGGTGGAGTTCTTCATTATTATCGAAGAACTCGGTGACCTCTGTCCGCACGGATTCAATATCAGTCTGGTTCTCGGAAGGCCATTGATGAGGGTATCCGATGACACCCCCCAAAATTCCCATATAGCCAGCCTTGTATCGAATGATCCAACCGACTTTCTTTTCTTCGGTATGTACCGTTTCAAGAACAGCACCATGGACGTCTTCATTCTCGGTAGGCGTAAAGGTCAATGGCATTTAAATCTCCGGGGTTAAATTCGTTATCTGTAAGGTACCGTATAGAGTTTTCAATGTCAACCGTTTTTATGCATAAGGATTGCTTCTCTCATTGGTGTGTTCCAGACACCTCGATCTTGCACTATGATTTGGGCAGGGCCTTTATCGACCGCAATAACAGTGACGAGCTTCTTAATCCGAAAGCCTTTAAGTTCTTCGACGGCCATTGCATAAAACTCTTCCTGCATGAAATATCCGGTACACCATTCTTCCCTCTTGGGCTTGCCTGATGTTTTGATATCGATGATAGCAGGTTCGCCATCCCATTCTGCAATGATATCAACTCGGCCTGCAACCCCAAGCTCATCACAGTACAGAGGGGCTTCTAGGGCGTAGATGATACCGATGTGTTTATCGATAAATGGTTTAATGTCATTGAAATTCATTCTGACTAAAGGTGTTGCTGCCGCAATCTCTTTGTTGTTCAGATATCGTTCAACGCATGAGTGAAGGGCAGTGCCTCGATTGGCAGCTTGGAATACAATGGCATCAGCTTCTTCATGCCCGATGCGATCTCGCCACTCGGCTATGATATCGGCAGACAGATGATTAAGACAAGTGGTGATGGAAGGGTATACGTTACCGTTAGGCGTTACGTACGTCCTCCCATCCTCTTGTGTGTCACAATCTAATTCTTCAAACTCTAGAAGTTCATGGGTGAACGTTCTTACCATTAAATACTCGTTTTCTTACTGACCGGGGCTTCCACTCGTCTAGAGTGATTCGTTTGTGCTTATTAGCTTTCCGGTTACGGGGGTCACGTTTGCCATATTTGGCCATCACGATAATCCTTAAAAGTCTGGTGGTAGCATTCCGCTATTCTTGAGACGTTCTTTGGTCATAATGTAATCACGAACGATTCCGCTTCTTACAATATCTTTCCAACCGAACTCAACGATTGTAAAATCTTCCATTTCATTGGCGATCTTGAGGAATTGGGCAATGCCTGCCTTATCTTTGGATCGTTCAAGGTCTGTCTGGGTATAGTCACCACACAGAACAATCTTGGAATTCTTACCTAACCTTGTTATCACAGAATCCAGCTCATGTCCAGTTAAATTTTGCATCTCATCCACAATGACAATAGTATCATGCCATGATACGCCTCTAACGAATGATGTAGATTCGAATTGAATGGTGCCGTCTTCGGTTAACTTCTTCCAAGCATCCGGAACCTTGAATAGTTCATGGAGAATGCCTTCATATGGTCTGGTATAAACTTCGGTCTTCTCTTGTTCAGTACCGGGCAGAAACCCCATGTCTCTGGTAGGGACCACAGATCGAACAATCATCAATCGTTTATAATCTGAGTCCGGATCGAGGACATCTTCAATACCCATGGCAATTGCCAGAAAGGTCTTCCCGGTACCGGCTGATCCAGATAGGATCAAGTGGTCACCATTGTCATAAGCACCTAATGCCTTATCTTGGGCATCAGTCATCGGTTCAATATCTACCATATCAAAAAGTCTGACCTTCTTAGAAGTCACAGGCCTTTTTCTGGACATTCAGTATCTTTTCTTATCTAGTTGTTGACGGTATTGTTCCCCGGAGCGCTTTTATTAATTCGCTTTAGAACCTCTTTCCATCCGTCCGAAGTCTTGGAGAGGGTCGAGCCTTGTTGAGATACCAGAGAAGGGGCACTAATCCATACCCGTTCCCAGTCATCCCCAAGCTCTTTCACAAACTCATCATATTCCGAAGATGGTACGAAAGGTTCGATGATCTCTTCGGTTGTCTTATTTTTAAAATGATACATTGGCATTAGTAAGTTTCCCATCTGGGGCCGGTTGGCTCCCCTATTACTTTCACCATGACACCGGGAGTGAGTGTATTCACATCAAACCCACTATGGCCATTACCATAGGTCAGAGTATATTTTTCGGTGAAGTCGATGATCGTTGAGTTTTCTATCTTACGAACAAAGCCTCGGTCAAAATGCATCTGTCTTGCATCGTCAACATGCTCTGCGACAATGTACACACGATCTCTGGCCCTGTTGATACAACGATATAATCTCATGACAAATATCCTATTTGAATTTCAAAGTGACATCAAATCCACGACCCTTCACTATGACATTAAGTTCGTCCAGTGAGATAGGAACGTGGTCAAGCTGTTCACAACTTATGTTAATGTAACGCATGTCTGGTTCATTGTCAACTGTCCGTATGGTGTTGGTATGAAGATGACCATGGACATTCACCTTCCAACGCTCAAGACAATCAGGGTGTACCGGTACGTGAGTGAGAACTCCACCGTACATTGCCCGAACACCATAGACCTTTTCGAAGTGCTTGTTGATTTCATGATGATGGATATCATGATTACCACCAATAAGTCGCTTATGACCATTCAGGCGGGGCAGGACATCGAAACCTGTCTTGTTGATAACAATGTCACCCAGATGATAAACATGGTCTTGTGGACGAACCACAGAGTTCCATTGCTTAACCTGATATTCGGTCATGTCTTCGACACATGCAAAATCCCGAACCTTGTTACCGTCATAGTCGGTAAACTTCAGCATGTTTGCATGGTGGAAATGTGTGTCGGATATAAAAAATGTATTAGCCATGGGAAACTTGTACCATATATTAGTTAGGGAGTCAAGCCCACCTAATGTCTGTGAGCCGGTTTATATCATCATAAAACTGTTCGAGTTCAGTTTGCATATACTCTCGTTTCAGTCGAGTTTTTGCAGCCATTGTGGTTTGACCCTTTTTGGTTAATCGAATTTCTTTATAACGAAGCTTATTGATATCTTGACGTAGGCGCTGTTCTTGTGTTGGTGGTAACATGTTTGTTAAACCTTCTGAAATAGAAACACCGCAAACCTCCTTAAAAGGTTCACGGTGTTCAAGAATTGGAGTAGCTACGTACAAGTTTCCCATACGTTTATTTAGTCTTTGATGACTTGCGGAAACACCCTTTTAAGCACATCGTGAGAGATGTCGTACGGGAAGGACTTATTCATCATGTTGATAAGCAGCAGAGCATCGGTTGGATGAATACCTTCCATGATGTTTTTCATCATGCGGGTGCGGGTGGTGAGTGTATTGGTCCCCGATGCAGACATGGCGATCATGTTATCGACCTTGCGAAGTGACGTAGGATATGACCAATCTGTCGAAGGTGAATATTGCATATCCTCAGGCAAGTCCCAATTGATATCATTGTCAAATGTGCCTCGGATATAGCCCTCAAGACCCTTTGAATAGTTGTTGCGCAGAAATAGCACCTTCGCGTTGTCGTCGGGCAGGGCAGCACATTGCGAAAGAACTTCGAAAATCTCTTTCGGTACGGTATGTAGAATCTTATTCATATGTTTTCACCTATTTGTGCCCATGAGCCAGTCTCAGGGTCTAGAATTATTGCGGAGATGTTGTCTCGCTCAACCGTCATAAGAGTGTCCTCGTCAAGCATAAGACGCTCGATTTCAACCAAGTCAGTCACCTGTTTCGAATCTTGGAGCGTGAACTCATTGACGAATTGAGAGTTAAGAATATATTTCATTCGAGTTCGTCCCGAATTTTCATATATTCATCATATGTCATGGAATTTCCTGTGGAAGTTTGTTCAACAACAAACTCATATTTATCGTCTATAATTTCCGAAGACACTATAAAGTCTTTAGGGGAAGTCTCCATAGCCTTTACGAACATATCCTTTTCAAGTTCAGTCATCGGAAATCTCCTACCATATCTTTAAAGTTCACGTTTTTATTGATGAAATACTCCAACGGGGTTCCGATAGTAATTGAATTGCTCTTCTCATACCCGTCAAGAATGCCATTAACGATCTCATCGGGAATATGACTAAGTGAAATCAATTTGAGATTTCTTTTCAATCGTCTGATTGTGTCGGCATCCATATTACCGGTGAGTAAAGTTGAACTGTCTTCCGATATGAAATCGGCCAGAACCTTTTTGGTAATAGACTTCTGCCGGATGCGATCAGACAAGCAGTTATCCTCAGACAGGATGTTGGGAATGCCGTCACCGACATCTCCTCGGATCAGATGTTCGAATGCATACCTACGGGCATCTTCTGCATAGACCCTAGTCTTTGTGATCGGATCGTACTGATAAACATTCGGTCGCCCATGGAGCTGGATGAAGTCTTTATCCCTAGACACTATCATGATAGGGTCTGCTGGATTGTGATGCACCAAGGTTCCAATGATGTCATCAGCTTCAGTATTAGGTTGCCTGATCACCAGCCATGGAATATGCGCATCGATCTCGTCCAGAACGGTATTGACTGATTCCCACATAGACGCATAGTCAATACCATCATTGGCTCTAGTCTCTCGACGTCTGGCCTTGTACTGCGGGAACACATCACGCCGCCATGAGCCATTGTCACAGCATATTACCATGGTTCCATGATTCGGGAACTTAACCCTGATCTCCCGTAGGGCAGCCAGAATAACATGTCTGGTTTCGTCCAGAGACATTGGTTGGGGAGTTTCGGAGTGGACGATTCGACTGAATACCACTCCACTGAAATCAACTAAAATCATAATATTCGCTTTCCTATGTGTCCTTGAGTGCCTTTGCTAGCTCAGGATCAATATACATAATTTCGATATCATCGATATCATTTACTATATCTGCGGCTTCTGGAATTGATTCGGCATTATTCCTAGAATATACAGGATCAGTGAATATCATCTGCCCACCAAATCTCATCATTATGTTTCCCGAATGAAGGTCTGCTTCAACGCCTCTGGTTATGCCAGCCCATTCGCCAACCTTATCATATTCCCGAATAAATTTACCATACTTCTTCTTGTACTTATCCGGTATGTCATTCCAAATGGTGTCGTTGTTCCATAGAAGTCTGATCAGGTTAATTCGTTCGGAATTAAGTGGCTTCAACTTCTCCATGATCGTAACGGTGTTTCGACCACCACCATATCTAAATGAGATATAGATTTTCGGAGTTGATACGATAGCTGGCCACTGACTTCGTTCGGCAGGGTTTGTGACAAACTTAATCCATCTCTCATATGCTGGATCGGGTTTGTGTGTCACTCGTATCGCATATTTGTTGGCAGTATAGACCACAGCAAATCCACTAGTATCACTGACCAGCTTGGCACCCTTGAAGGCTTCCTCAACAAAGCCTGTGATAAACTTCTGCATCTTAACCTGTCTGCCTGCGAGATTAGATTTCATACTTATCCCTGAGACGTCAGGAGGGGCCGCTGAGAGCCGTTTGGCTGCTTTGATGGCCTTGGGTAGGTCTTCCTTTAAAAACTCGATAAAACTATGCATTTTTTCGCTCTAATGGTTTTGATGTCGCCACGAAATGATGCCGTTCGGCATCACTATGGGATATCATATGGCTACGGTATTTGGAGTCGTCACCAGTAACCTCGTCAAACGTGATAGGATTGTCGCTAATAGAATACATATGATTTACGACATGGTTCAGCTTTTCTTTCCACATAAACGAGGCTTGTTTCGACTGCTCGTTAGATGCCACGATGTTATAATGATGGGTGAGCATCTTGTAGATCGAAACGGCAATCCCTTGTCTGAGGAATTCTTTCCTGACTAGGGGTAAATATACTGATGCGAACGGAAGTCCATTGGGTTTCACGACATGTCTTAGATGCTGGCCTTCGAATTGTGTAATCCGGCCTACAAATATAATCGCCTCTTGTTTGTGAAGAAGATGAAGCGGATTGGCTCCCTCATATTCAGGACCGAAGCCGAAAATATAATTATCAGAACGCTTGGCAGATATACGGTATACCACAACTTTGTCTGTTCGTCCAATGAATTCTGAATCTATATCATCAGAAGTTTGTCGGTCGATTTGTGTTGCAAACGAACCAGCTTCGTCATCGAAGTAGTCCCCGTGATGATATTCTGAGGCATATTCAGGATGTCCAGATGATTCTGGTATGTTTCTATCGAACACGGTCATCCCATTCTCCGGGGCTTAATCTTCTTGGGGCCGATAATAAAATCGTGTCGCTGTTCCGGTTCAAGGTGACCGGTATCGTAATTAGTAGCATGTTGTTGATAATCTTTGGCACTGCCATTGATCATTTTAAGAAATTCTATCTTCCCGAGATATCCATTGATAAGAACCGAATATGCATACGGTGCCAATCGATTTCCAATGACCTTGGCCCATACGTGTTGACTTCCGGTAGATTGCACATGGTCGGCCATAATGTAATATCTCTTGGCCATAGCTGAATATGCGAACGTGGCCAGTCCAAGTCTTGCCTTTTTAGGATGGACCTTAGGGAAGTCCATCTCGTACGCAACGTCCTGCCCAGATAGCTTGACCAAATCTCCGGCGAAATTATGATCATCCTTCTTCACAGATGAGTAGAAATATAATTTGGTGGTTTCGATATCAGTACCGATCTCATCAACAAAGCTGAAGTCTGGTCGCTTGAAATCTAAGCTAGGGTCGATCCCAAGAACAATTCTAGGCTCCTGCTTATATACGCCGACAATAACCCGCATGTGATCATTCACACCCAAGTCCTTGAACTGCACATTAGATGCATCGATCTTGGTTAGGATGCGTTCCATGTCTTCGTCAAAGCGATCCATTCTATTTGGAAAGCCAGACCCAACAGGACCAGATGACATTTCTATCATATTTTTAAATCGTTTCATCACAAGCTCCTAAATGCTTGGAGTGGATTTTAACCCCAATGAATTCGTTATAGTAGTCTTCCCGGAACAGCACCTTTCGGTCAATCTGCTCCTTCAATTCATAATACGACAATTCGCCCTTGGTGGTACAAAACCTAATGATCTCTCGGTGATAATTTTCATGACCATTTTTGGCAATAGCTTCTTCTAGTGCCTTACTTGATCCATAGTATTTCTGCCAGTCAGAAGATCGCTTGACCTTTCTGATTCGCTTAGTTCCCTTGAGAGGTTTAAGTCTAACTGTTTTCCACAGCAGCTTCTTGCCGATATATTTCTTTCCGGTCGAGAGTTCGGTGATACAGTATACGAAACCGATATGGTCCTCGTTTGCTTCAGTGAACTCGACACCATCATATGTCCAACTCATTAGGATTTAGTCGTCCATGTTGAGGATTTGATAAATCTTTCGATGTCAGACTGATCCAGAGTTTTAAATTTAGCCCTATCAGGCACATCGCCAGTATGGCCGGTTCTTAATGATATAACAAGCATTCTGAAATTAGGAAATGTGTCCAAATACCATTGGGCGGCTTTCCTCAAACCAAAATGGCTGGTTGCTTCTAGATTTGAATTGGCTTCTGGGAATCGAATGTCCACCATAACTCGAACCCAACCCTTTTCCATTACAGTGTGTAATAGCTCATCATCATAATCTCGAATTCGTCTATCTGATGGAATTTCATCGTCAGTTAAGTCAAAGCTTTCCGGGAACTCGGCAACCAACTGTGAATGGTTACTACCAATAGGCACAAGAATTACTTTTTCGGTTTTTGGATGATACCATAATCGAGAGTGTAGCCTCGATGTGCCAAGCTTAACTTCAAATCTGCTGATTTTCTCTGGGGCTGATTTTTCGGCATTAGCTTCGGCAAGATATTGGGTAAATGTTAGCATATAAAGTACCAGTTTTGATTGTTATACTACTATTTATCCTTCACAGGATTCACAGGTAGATTCTCGGGCGGCACTGATACCGGCCTTCGATCTCATGTAATACAGACTCTTGATATTATCATCCATCAAACCATACCTATGGACTCTGGAAATATGTGCCTCGTGGGCATCAGCACCAAAGAACAAATTGATTGATTGTGCCTGATCGATATATTTTTGTCTGGCACTAGCCAGTTTCAAGATTGAGTATTGATCGATCTCGAATGCGGTTTTAAAAACATCCTTCTCGTGAGGTGTCATCCAGTCAACATGTTGGACTGATCCATTGGTGTCGATGATGTTCTTTGCAAGGGCCTTGGTCCACTTTCCTCTACTTTTTGCAAAGGCTATGAATGCAGGATTGACCCGTTCCATCTCTCCGGCAGCAGTTGCCTGATTGTAAACATTCTCCACCACTGGTTCGATGCCCTGAGAAACGCCACCACAAATCAATGCCGAAGATGTGTTGGGAGCTACAGCTAGTCTATGAGTATTGCGAACTCCAAATCCTCGGCACCATTCAGGTTCTCCCATAACCTCGGCCATATATTTCGATGCCCGAAGACTTTCATCGTCAAGGTGTTTGAATATCTCAATATTGATATCAGCGGACTGTTCGAAGGGGATCATGTGTGACTGGATGTAGGTGTGATAACCTAGAAGTCCTAGCCCGAGTGCCCTACCCTTTTCGGTAGCTCGTACAGCCCGCTCAAGCCCTCTGATGTTGCGACCCAATGTGATAAATTCTTCGGCAACACAATCCAGAAAGATCGTTGCCCAGAAAACGGAATCGGTATTCTTCCATTCATCATACTTGGATGCATTCATTGACGATAGGACACATGTGAATGTGTGATCAGCATCTGAATGAAGAGTGATCTCTGTGCAGAGATTTGATGCCTTGACTGATAGGTCATGGGCGGCATACATTGGAGGGTTTTGATCGTTGACATGATCGACCTTGAATAGATATCCCTTACCGGTCACGCATTTTGTTTTCATCGCACGTTTCCATCGACGAATTGCATCTGGATCATTAGCCTCTAGCCGGGCAATGAAAGCCTTGGATACAATCCATCCGATATTTAAATCGTCAGGATTTGAATACATGTGTTCCACAATTTCAAAGAAGTCTGGGTGATCGATCTCGATATATCCAGCCCAAGCGCCCCTACGAGTATTTCCTTGGGAGACGTCACGAGATAACTGTACGAAATCCTTCAAGACTGTCAATGTGCCTGACGCATGGCCACCAGAAGCGATAGGTGCGCCTCTCGGTCTAATGTTCCCCAGATACGAAGACGTCCCGAAACCATTTTTGGTCAGGATCGCTGTTTCTAATTGAGCATCGTAGAAGCCATAGATCGAATCTTCGACATATCCACCGGAACAGGACACAGGACATCCTCTGGCTGTTCCCATATTGGCGAGTACTGGTGTTGCCAGAGCCAGCCAGCCATTCCATAGCATCTGGAAGAACTTTGATTCTGCCTGTCCTTGGATGTCTTCCGGTAGGTGTTTAGCTGCGGCCTTGGCAATTCTCTCGAACGTGGACTTTACGGTTTCGCCCGGCAGCACATATTTGCTTTGAAATAATTGATAGCCATTAGTAGTCAACCAATCGGGGGCCGTTCCGGCTTCTACTGCTAGTTTACGCTCCTCCCTGAGTTTGTCGATAATTGTCAGGTCTGAGTCATTCACCATCTTCGGGTTCCCATGTAAAGTTGTCTTCGTTCCAGTTTCTATTGTATTGATTTCCAATCCCAGTGAAAAAATCATTCATCTGATATCCATTGATCCCATCATAGAACCATTCGGCAATTGGATTGTATGTGACTTTGAATATTGATTTCATGTCGAGCTGTTTAAGGCATTCGTCGATCCGAGATTCGATAAAGTGCTGCATTTGACGCTTAGTGATGCCTTCGATATCACCTTTCTCGAAAATCATGTCAACGACTCTAAACTCGTGGTCGCGAACCTGCATGGCAGCATCAATGATTTTCTGTTCTCGGGCCTCGTGGTCACCCAATGCTCTGGAAGCCTCTAGTTCGGCCTTCAGTTGCTTGTAAAGCCATGCGCCACCCAGACAGTGTAGGTTCTCATCCCGTACGCTGAAATTAATTCCTCGTACGACATTGAGGAGCTTGTTCTTACCCTTGGATTGGAAGTGCTTCAGGAATGCGAACGAGGAATATAGGACAGCTCCCTCAACCATAGAGAAAACTGCCAAAGACAATAGATCATCATCCTCATTGTTGACATATTCATCAACAAATTCCATCCTAGCCTTGAGGTCAGGATCGTTCACATAATCTGTGTAGAATTCTTCGTTGTTGAGGTGTAGGGCTTCGTTGATTTTGTTGTAGAATGGTGCATGGACATTGATCTCAAAATATGAGAAAGAATTGGCCATTTTCTGGATGTCTGGTCTGGGGAAGGAGTTCTTGACTCGACCGCCCCAATATTCATTACCGGCAACTAGCTCATATAGGGTGAATAGCTTGAGGACCGTAATCACCCCATGGCGCTCAGAATCGGTAAAGTTGACCATGATGTCCTGAACATCTTTTTCGACTTCAATTTCATCTGAGGTCCAGAACACATCATTCTGAGACTTGGCCATTTCGACCGGGGCCTTATAGTCGAACACATACGCCTCTTTGGGTATGTACATCTGAGGTCCGAGAATAATCGGAGACTCGATCAAATTATCATAGCCTCCAATATGAACTTCCTCACCATCACATGTTGCATAAATCTGGGGAACACTTGAAGTTCCCGTATCGCGATAGAAGTCCTTGCGAAGTTCATCATCACTAAGGTCATGGGTTGTAAATCGAATGTCGCGATCAGCCAGAAACCTCTTGGCCTTCACGCAGAATGGGCAACCATCCTTAGTGTACATATTGATAATTCGCATACAGAACTCCTGTCCGAATGTTGAGACATTCAGAGTATTATGTTAATTGTTAATGAATTTTAGTTAGGCAGTCGGAACTGACGGCGCTGACATTTGTGACCAGCGACCCAATTCACGAATCAAGTCTTGAACCATCTCAGGAGAAGGAGCTTGATTGGAGTCAACGAGCTTTGAAGTTTGAGCTAGTTTTCTGACCAGCATTGCCCGCCATAGTGGACTGTCTTCATCGCCTTCTTCTTCTTCCTCATCGAGCATCTTATCGGGATCATCACATCCACAATCTTCATTGAAAGAATCGATGATAGCATGATCTTCGGCAATTGAACTTTCAATCATTTCTCTGTATGCCTCTACAGCATTTAGGTCTGACATTATTTCGTTATCCTTACACTTGTGAGAGACTTCAGATTCTTTAGATCACGACCGAAACGAGCAAGGTCTGCCTCGTCTCCCTCGACAACCAGCCGAACCTTTTTAGCTTTGTCGGTAGCTTTACTAGTAATACTTAGGCTATAAGAGCTTTCTGCGATAGATGCAAAATGGTTTTGTGCGGCCAGTGTCTTACCGTGATGGGCAGGTGCTAGTTCCAACATAAATGTCACTGATGGTAGGCTGAATGTGTCGAACTCAAGAGCATCAAGGCTAGATTCCTCCACCTCATGGGGATCGCTTGCAATAGGGGTTCCGGTCTTATCATATACTGCCGTACCTTGACCAGCTTCCCGGAGTTGCCCAGAAGCGGCCTTATGGAAATTGTTATTTGGATTTCGGACGGGCATTGTCTTGGTAGGATCATCCTCGTCTCGAATGAATGGGCAGGTGCCCATCTTGGTATATGCGTCCATTACGTCTTTCATTAATTATCTCCCTCGGACGACAATAGATCATTATGATCTTGCCATCTCTGATTTAGTCTTCGAATGCGTGCCATGTTACGGGCACACGTCTCATTATTATTGAAATATTCTGTAACCATTATTCGATTATAATCATCCTCGCCCGTCTCTGACTGAAGAATCATCGATAGAATCTCAGCAGGAACAACTGGCGGTAATGGACATGTCATATAGTCATCAGGGATGGTAGAGAATACCGTTTCAATCTTCACACGATCAATGTCAGGTCCACGATTGAATAATGATGCACACCCTGTGATAAAAATCGAGGCGATGCATACTAGTAGCACTTTATTCATTGTCAGATAACTCTTCTTGTAGGGTAGCGGCTCGCTGGTTGAGCAATGTCATAAACACTCTGGTCCTATTGGATAGGGAACCATCAGCCTCTGGGACTTGTCCGGTTCTAACCGTGTCTTGGAGAGCTGTTATGAACGTTGCTTGCTCAATAGCTTCTGATTGGGCCAATGCAAGTTCCTTTTGAATTTCACCATTAAGGTTTCGTTCAACAATCAACGACGCATTGGCAGCGTCCAATTCAGTTTGGAGTTGTGTTGCATTACATTCGTTAACAACACTGTCCCTTATAGCATCTCCGAACTGATTTGTCAAGAGTATAATCAGTCCCACTGCCATCACCCCGAGAGTGATTTGCCAGTTTTTTAATACCCAACCAATAATCGCGCCTAGAACCACCATGACGTATTAGTATTGCTCATCATCTTCAGGGTTCTTGGACGAGATTGCAACACCAAAATGGACAGTACCCTCGTCAGAACCAGTAGCAGCGTCAACATTGACCTGAGTCGAACCAAAGTTAGCAGCAAACCGATGTGGGTTCTTAATGATGTCTCCACCGCGAAGGGCACGCTTCAGCGCTCTAAGGCCTCTTAGTTGAAATGCATAAGGATCACGACCAACCGGGACTTTGACTTGATACTCGCCATCTGTCCACATCTCACCGTCAGGACTGCCAACCGATTGAGGGGACATTAGGATTTTACCACCAAGCTTGGTGATTGTCTTATCGACGATTGCATTAACCTTCTTCACTACACCGGGCTTGAAGAAATTCCTAACCTTACCTAGAAGACTAGCTTCGTTTGTTACATCAACCATATTAATCTTCCTGATCCATCTCAACAGCACCATCGGTTTTGTCCATAAAGTTCATGAATAGTCCCTTGTTGGTGAATACTTTGCGTTTGGTGTTGCCTGTTTGCTCATCAGGATATTGAACAATCCATCTTTGAACTGCTTCGTTCTGCATTAGACGAATCGCATCGATAACACTGTCTTCGATATCGCCCTGCCAGATGTTTCCTTCAACCTTCATAGGGTTCTTTGGAATGTGAGGGAACTTGGCATTTGCACCACGTAGGCCAGTGTTCACAACATCATCAGCATCTTTGATATGCTGATCTTTTTTAGGAACCTTCGGAGCTTTGACTTCCTCGATAGCGTTGCCAGACTTTACTGTGTCCTCGGCGTGGCGATAGACAACCTTTTTAGGGGCAGTCTTCTTGGCGATTTTGGATTTAGCTCGTAGCTTGAACTTACGGCGACCATGACGAAGCTTCTTACCAGAACCGGGTTTCTTGGCATCGGTCGGAAGTGAGATACCACCACCACTTACCGAAACACCACCTACAGACTCATCAATTTCATCTTCGGCTTCATCTTCGTCTGGCTCACCGTCACCATCTTTGTCCTTAGGCTGAATATTATTCACCTTGACCTTTTTGGATTCTCCGAGACGTGAGATAGATGCAGCCGCAGTATTACCGAGAGGATTTCCACCAACAGGCAACGCAACTCCATCGGATGGAATTGGTTCACTGACAACAGAACCATCTTCGGCATCAGCGACATCATCGGTCGGTGCCACGAATGGAGCGGTTTGAAGCTTGACCAGTTTTTGAAGAGCGGTTTGCTTCAGCATTGCAAGTCTAATTTTTCTTGCTGACATAGACTTCATCAGGAAATACGCATCTGATAGGCCATCCTTATCGAGGATGCCTAGAGTAGCTCTTAGAGTTCCCTCGAACTGAGATGCCGAAGACGAGAAATTACTATCGTATTCAGATCGACCAAACTCATCAAAAATTTGATCAAGCTCATCATCAAGCTGCTTGGCCATACTGTCAATTTTAGTGACGGTCTTAAGACGATATTCGGAGTCTTCGAACTGAAGAATGTACACCCGAGCATCTCCGGATTCGGAATAGGTTTCGTTGACGTGTGCAACGTCCTTGATATAATCTTCAAGCTGTTCCCAGAAACCTTTGAGTGCTTCCATGATACGCTTACGATCACCGTCAGTATATTCGATGCTTTCGGCAATACTGAAGGATTCATTTTGCTTCCCACCCAAAGTCTTGCCCTTAGGAGCTTTGATTTCAAAAGCATCATCGCCGTATTTTTCACGGGCTTGTCGGGAAGCAGATTTAGAACTACCGATAACCTCACCAAGAAATTTTCCTAGACGATCAAAGACGTGCCAAATACCTTCATGAAGAGTGCCTTCACCTCTCATACGAATTTCAGACTCTTCGTCCTCTTCAGGCTCATTCCCCAGACCGGACTCAGGATCAACATTAGGACCACCCTCATCAGGTAGTTCGTCGAAAGCCTTGACGTCAGATGCAGGTGCTGCCGAAGGAGAAGGAATAGGCTCCCCAGCAACAGAACCAAGATCACTCTCATCGCCCTCTAGGCCGTCCTGAACATCGTCTGGATGCGGAGTATCGGTCATAGCAGAGAATGCTCTGATAAGTTCGTTCTCGTTTGGCATTGTCAGATGAATGACCGAACCGGCAGCAGAAGACTCTGCCCGGCATTGGAACACTCCACCCTTTGATTGGGTGAACCCAACAAGCACTTCAAGATTTCCGCCCTTACGAGAAATTCTAGTTTCGAAGACTTCCTTATCGAAGGCCTTGTTCAGTGCCTTGGATAGGTTTTGAGACATCGATAGAACAGCTTCGTATGCAGTGTCCCTCATGTCGGCACCCGGAGACATTTTCATAATCATGAACTGGTCATGGTTCTGATCGTCATGGATATCGAACACGTCTGGCCGACTAGTGAATTTTGAAGACATTTCATACCAGAGCTTAAGACAAACATCGGTCAGATTGTTGACCAATGATTTACCGGCAAGGTTATTCTTCGATTCCAGCATTCGGCTATATGTTTCAGCGATGCTGGCTGTTTGTGGGTCTTGGGTGAACGACATGTATTTCCTCGTTAGATCGATCTAAGTTCTTCTATGACAGCCTGATCTTGGGTTACGTTAATATAATCGGTCGGGCCAATGTAATCCAAATATAATAAAATGGGTTTCAACACAGTCCAGTGCTTATGTCCCATTTTAAATTCCATCATTTTATTTGCAGCCTCAATCCCAAATACATTGTAGATCAAGATCACATGATTCATAATGAGGCGATACGAAAGTTGATCGGTAGTCAGATATTTGTTAATCAACTTCTTCACATATTTAAATGCCTGAAGATCGCTTTCGAATTCTGCGATGCCTCCGACACACTGCGGATTTCTATAATTCCTGTATGCATAAAGCACAAAGGTTTCAGAGTTTAACTCCGTAAGATGCTGCATGAAAAATCCCTATAGTGTTGGTTCATTGTACCAACTACTTATTCAGCATTCTTTGCAGCCCATGCGGCTTCAACCAGATGACGGACATTCTCAATTTTCATACGACCATCGACCTTAACACCGAGTTCTTCGTCTTCAGAAAATCTACGGAAGGCCTTCATATCGAACGTGTCGAAATCTGGTCCAGCATCGGCTTCAATAGTAAATTCTTGGGCGGCATATGGTATTGAATCTTCTACAAGGGCCTTCAATGCTTCAAGGCGCTCAGGGTCAATACTCATATCTACGGGCTTTGGTTCAATAGTAGCAACAGGAGCGTCCTTCGATTCATTTTCATATCGATATTGTGCTACCTGTGTTTTAGTGAACCGTCGAGCGATTAGTAGCTCATAAGTGTCGGAATGATGCCAACCCTTTTCACTGATAATAACTCCGGCTTTTGCTGCCCATGCTGGTGGTGAAACTTTCTTATCCATTATTTGTATTCCTATTCGATATAGTAAAAGTGATAATCATCACTGACGAATACGTTACCATCACCAATATCTTGGAGGAACAGTTCCTTACCGTCAGCAAACTCAATATCAAGGGCACGCTGGCTCTTGACATACTTTGCACCTTTGACTTCATTATCAGTCAAAGATTCAACTTTTAGTCCTAGGGTAGTCACCTTTGTCATGACCATCCCCTGCTTCAATACGCTCATAAGTTTCCTGACACTGACAGGCTTTACCTTGTCTCGGAATTCATCCCATGTCATATCCTTACGAACGGAGTCTGGTTGTACTGAGGGAGACTCGCCCTCTTGCTCAAAATTTCCTGATGCAAATGAATCTGCGTCTGGCAGCTCATCTCCGTCAACTGCTTCACCCATACCCACCGGAATATCGATGTCTGGAACTGTTCTGGATACTGGTCGAGCATCAGATCGAAGCTTTGAAATAATCTCTCGTTGATCTTCGGTAGCAATAGTCGTGGTGGCTAGAACTTCAGCGATGTCATCAATCAGATATGCCTCACCAGAACCTTCTTGGATTTTGGTCTTGACCTGTCCACGATTTTTAACCTGACTTCCCTTGGAATGTCCTACAGGAATCTTGGCTTGCTTCTTGATGGGTTGATCTTGCTCTTCAACGCTAGGATCATCCTCAACAGCACCCATCCACATGTCGATCATGTCCTGTTCCGGCTTGGGAACATTACGGCCACGAGGAACGTCCATACGAGCATCCTGATCGGCACGTCTTGGGTCTTTGGCAGGCTTGGTCTTAGCTTCCGTCATGACCTCAAGCTGTTCTCGGAAGAGAACCTTGTTTGCCATATGACCACCGAGTTCAACCATGCCCTCTTTGTCTTGGTAATAGGTCACAGATACGACATCATCGCCGTGTTCCTTAATGACCTTTACATAGTTGGCACCGGTCGGAAACCCGATAACGCCTTTGTTTTTAATTTCGTACATTGAGTTTCCTCGTTTAAGTTTCAAATCTATTTATATCAATTGGATTTCGGGGTCTATTAAGAGAAGCCGCTTTGGCCAAGTCGATATGTGGCAGTCCCTGAGGTATACGCCGAACAGCTTAGTCGATAGCTGACACCCTTTTCAATCTCCTCACCAGCAGTAGACACTGGGGCAGTGTATGTGGCAGTGGTTTCCCATGTGGCTCCATCATCGAAAGTTCGTTGAAGATGAACGGTAGCCGTAAAGGTTCCTTGGATGGAAATATTGAAATTGCGGAATAATGGAACGTCAGTGCTTTCCCCGGTTGCTCCAAATGTTCCTGATAGAATTGCGCTCATTATGGTTTCCTTAGATCATGAGGCCAAAGTCTCTTGGACGCCCCGTTAGAGTTTTCGACAATGATATAATTACAGCCAATAGTTTTGACCGACACCTTCTCATTAGTTTTTTTGATAATTGCGTCGTCGCCCTCGGTCAGGACGTTTTCATCGAAGAATCGCTCACGCTTCTCTGACGGCTCTTTATCGAATTTAGGCCTGAAGGTAGCCGGAGTGCTTTCTTTCAAGCCCAGCGCCTTCCTGTGCCCGTTAAAGACACTTCTAGCTTTGTCCCGAGTGTTGAACGGGGAGTTTTTCATGAAAGTGATAAAGTCTTCGGCCTCAATGGCCTCGATAAGTCTGGCTTCGGCATTTTCTGCGGACCAGTTTTGGAACGTAACCCCGTTCGGGAACATTTCATTTTCTTGAGATTCACTCAATGGATTTGATTGTGCTGTTGTTGGAAATATTGAGACGTTGGTAAACCCATGTGACGATAACTCGGTCAGCACTGACTCAAGAGTTTCGATATTTTCATCGATACGAATTGATCTAGCATATCTTGGGAATGCTTGTCTGAATTCCTTTAATCGATCCGGTCCATTTGAATCCGGTTTACCATAGATGAATAATTGGGAATTGTTGTCCTTGGCGATCAGGGCCGCGTCTTCAAATATTTCACTATGCTTTTTACTTGGCACTGACAGGTTACCAAATATCACAACAGCAGACTTGACTGGCAGCTTCACATCAAGTGCCGGTAATTTGCCCATAAATTTTGAGAATGATTTAATCATGATTAGTGTTTACGATCCGCTTTTCGAACATCAGGGAGAAGCCTCTTCCGAAGCTGTTTTAGCTGACCTTCACGGGCCGAAGTCTGTCTTTCAACTCTGGACTTACCAGCAGCAGAAAGCTTGGACTTTGATACACCATGAAGGAATTTCTTTTCGACGCTACGTCTAGCTCTACGTTGGGTTCTGGACACCAGAGTTTTGAGACTAGCGGTTTTTCGTTTGGCGCGTCTTACCGCTACCTTCAATGGACCCTTACGGCGTTTGGCAGCACGCTTAAGAGACTTCCTACCCATAAAGGATAGTCCTGCCTCTGAGATTAGGGGATCGATATCTGACATAAATAATACTCCTGAAAAGGTCTTCAGAAGTATTTATACATCCACTATTCTACATAATGAATTAGATTGTATGCCTTATCATCAAAATGGTAATTGGGAATGTTCCGGCTATCCATATTCGACACACAATTGGCAGTACCAGCTCCTCCCGGAAATGATATTCCCACAATTGGAGAATATAGGTATGGATATTTGGACATGTCCATACCTATAGAATTTAGATATTTTCTGATATGAATATCAGCCTCACACATCTCCACATTTCGAGCATGTCCAGCGCCTTTACCATACAGCTTCCATTGTGCAATAAACGTAACGAATGGAACATTATTCATCACACAATATTGCCGGGCAAGGTCATCAGCACCACGAGCATCACCAACAATGACACAATTGAGTTCATGAAGAGACATCACTGCATCCATTGTATCGGAGACAAATTTCGACTTTGTATATAATCGACCACCAGTCACCAGCAAAGGCCGTGGAGGCTCTAACTTCAACATATCCGGATATCGCCAGAGGCTAATATTCGCCATGGTCTTCATCGCTTTCTGACAGTTGACTCTCTAGTGATGCAATAGCCACATGGAGATTATCAAGATGAACTTGAACAATTTCAATCGCGGCTGGATCATCAGCAAAGGAATTCATAATATCCCTGATGGTGACTGCCATAATATCCGCCTGTGCTTGACGGTAGTGTAGCTGAATCTCTCGTTCGAGCATGGTGTTTTCCATGAACTCTGCCATAGCTGCGAGGCCTTCATACATCTCTGTGTCTTGAAGGGCTTCAGCATCGAAGTTAGGCTCATCCTTCAACTGTTCGAGCATCCATGCTCCCAGTATCCATTCAGAAGAGTAAGGTTGGCTCATGATGTTCTTTCGATTAGTTCTGTTAGGACCGCCCGAAGGGGATCATTAATTCGAGTTGATTTGTGGACGATATCCAACATGATATCATTCTTGATTAAATCCTCAAGCTTGTTGTATTCATCACTCGTGTCTGAGGCTGACATATTATAGACAGCCTCTCGGTCAACACAAATATGGTTCTTATAACCAATCGTATAGTTGATCGTATAGCTGCCATGGACATGTTGATATACTTCGGTGAACGATACCATGTTAGTCTCCTTCAGGATCATCAAGACCAGTTCCATTGCATGCGGCACATGGAGGGCTTCCGTTATCGTCATAATATCCACTGCCAGAACATGCAATACATGGCTCTGGTGGTTTTGGTATGCTCTGCATGCGTTTTGGTATTCTAACCTTAGCCATAATATTCTCCATCAGATAACTAAATCTTATGACGAATATACCAGATGGTTTGGTATTGTCAACCAATGGGACCAGTGGCAGGGATTAAAATACTGTGGGACAATACAATAACAGTATCCTTGTTGGGTCGCATCACCAAAACTTTGGAACCACATCCCCGTATCTCGGGAAAATATCGAGAACTGTACAGGACAATGCCGTATCGATTGGTTCCTCTGATTTGAACCAAATCGCCAACTTCGAAGGTACATGCACTGGGGCTTACTTCCGACTCACGCTCGTATCGATCAGAGGTCGGAGCAGCGCTACATCCTATTAGAAATAGAGCCACTGTGATTGCTGCAAGAAAGATAATGATCTTCATGGGGGCATTCCTTATGAAAAATGATGGGGGCCGAAGCCCCCATCCCTTATGGTTTAGTTAGACTCTCTGGTCATGTGCATGAAGAATGGCAGTCCACCACCTTCACCACTGGAATTGTACTGAGACAACGCACCATCCCATTTCTCGATTGCATTCAGCATCAGGATATCTGGATTCTCATCAATGGCCGCTCCCTGAATTCGAAGAGCTTCGGCTTCGGCAGTGGCACTCAATACCCGAGCTTCGGCATCTGCCCGAGCAACAAGCAATACAGATTGCGCTCGACCATTAGCTTCGGCAATCTCAATTTGAGCTTGAGCCTCGGCAGTAGCAATCTGATTTTCTCGTTGAGCAGCTTCCTGATCAGCTTCTACCTTCATTTCGATAGCTCGCTGAACCTGTGGAGGAAGTCGAAGTGATCCAATCCAATAGATGTCATTAACGACAATACCCTGAGGTGCAAGTCGATCTCGAACAGCGGCTTCGACCGTATCCATAATCTCAACTCGACCAGACCCATAGATATATGCAGCGTTCACATTGGAGGCAGCGTTATTAAGGGCATCCCGGACGATGTTTCGAATTCGCTGATCCGTAATTTCCTCGATACCCAATCGATAGGTTTCGAAAAGGTCAGAAGCTCGATCAGGAGTGATTTGATATGAGATGCCAATGTCGGCATTGATATCAAGACCATCCGAGTCTTGGAAGCTGAATGATTCGTTGTTAGGCGAACCTTCTTGACGGTCAGCGGTCCAGACATAATTCTGTTCAAATGTCGGGAACAGATACATATCAGTACCCATACCGAGCCATTCATATCCGACACCAATTTCTTCGGCAACAACACCGGAGTCTGATCCAAGGTTATGGACTTTGACGCCGACATAACCGGCCTGAACTTGACCACACCCGGTCAGGGCGAGTCCTACAATACCGAGCAAAGCGGCTTTAATCAACATTTTCATTGCGAATACTTTCTATCTTGAGAAGGTTAGAGACATGGCCAATGGCAATAATATTACCAATGACGGTGGCTGCAACTGCCGGAATTGACAGAGCAACTAGTAGACTTGAGTTTGTATTCAACAGGAATCCTAAGAGTCCGTTGAAGAGCAATACATCAAGCATGGCAAGGACTGATAAATACAGCCACGGAAGATATTTCATTTATACTACTCCTATTGTGTATCGAATAAACGAGGAGCTTCGAAATTGATCAATGCTGTTTCCCCGTCATATGGCCGACATGTAGTGACTGTAGTCCAAGGGCCTTCACTGACAGACTCGGCAGTGGCATCCCACACATTATCGAACATCTGGGACATTGTAGCACAAACACTCTCTGTTGACAATAGCTCCCAGCGAGAAACTACACCTTCACCATCGATACGCCATAGAGTCATGACATAATCTCGTTCGACCGGCTGAGATACGTGGGAGTGGTTCACCAATCCTATAAAAATAGCGACCCATGCTAATACGCATGCAATAATTACCAATGCTGGTAATATAAATCTCATCACACTTCCTCCTTATGGTTTTCAAGGTATGCGATAGCTCGTGCTATCGGGCAATTATCTTTCTCATCAAGCCAATGTGTTTGACAATACCCGTGATGATCCCAATGATCACATGGCCCATCACTGGCAATCAAATCTTCAAGAATACTTCGAAGTTCGGCATCCATAATAAATTCCTATCCTAATCTCATTGGCCGAAGCAACCGAGTTTGCAAGGCACCCTTGTATTCAGTGTGTTCCTTGATGGTAGCTCGAATGGAAATATCAATACCCTTTGGGCCTAAATTGGACGAACCACGATACACGTACAAATTATAATCAGAGTCAATCATAGCCGTGATATAATATGAACCATACGTGCCTTCATAACGGTTCGATGCGGTGATTGTCACATTATACGAATTCCTCTCACCGATAGTGCCAACATGTCGAGATTTCGCTCGATTAATTTCTGCGGCAATAACTTTCAATTCTCTGGCAAGGAAGAGGCCACGATCTACACATTCATCCTTACAGCGATGACATACTGCGATAGCAATATTTTTAGGGTCACCAACCGTCAGTTCAGCTTCGCGATCTGCCCACCACAGAACATATCCATCTTCAAGATCAGTGAACGCAGTACCAATATGTTTACCGAAAGGCATCACACCAGCATCAATCATACGAAGGCGCTCGATGTCTGCGGGATGGGTAATAGCGGTGCCATGCGGGGATAATTCAAAGTCCACATCGGTCATGCAAGTGACTTGAGGATGGTCCTTATAAACGCTGTTGGAATACTCCAATGCTTTGGCCACAGCCTTGTCACGATCAGTAGAAAGGTTCTTCACATAGTTATCAGTATATCTGCGATCAGTTTGGATACAACGACGAAGCGTATAGTAGCCATTCTTCATGCCAGTGCCGATATAAAGTGTGATGTGTGGGTTAGACATAAGAACTCTCCATCGCTCCGATGATCAAGGTATAGACCATGGGGCGATGGAGGTCAAGCTAAAAATTACAGCTTGGCACGTTCTCGGATATTATCGAAATGATCGTCTTGTCGAAATACTCCATTTCGATAGACCATATTCATGGCATTATTGGTACAATCAACTGCGACACTATCCATCCGATATGTGGTGAATGTGTTGTCCGGATTGCGAGTTGTCATGAGACGACCACTCTTAGACGATTTGCCGCCTTCGATTGGGTCTTTGAACACATCTCTCCATTCGCCATTAACTCGAATGGCCGAAGCCTTCATAGCGAACTTGAAGGTATCTCGATTGATACCCTGAAGCAAAGCACCACCCATACCGAAAGCAATATTCTCGGCAGAGAACCCAGCCTGTTTCAGGTTTTCAAGAATGTCACCAATCGACTCATGATTGATACCATCACCTTGGATTACCCGAATGTATGGAGGGAGGACTTTATATCCAAGCTCATTGACAGTGTATCCGAACTGTTCAGACAAAATCTCAATACATTTCACAGGCACTGTACGAGGATCACCGGAGTCTGGTCGAACAACCAATACCTTCCCATGATCTTCAAGGGCCTCAACGTCATGCTTGAGAGTTCCGCCCCAGATGTTCTGGCATGCATTATAGATGTTATACGAGTCAGAGACACATGCGGTCAGAGGACTAGGAGATTTGATAGCATTGTCAAGCACTCGACGATACATTTCAGTTTCGCCGTCCTTGCCCCAACTGGTAACCGTTGAGTGTTCAGTGGCCGGGATCGAGAAGCCTACCATATCAGCATGATAATAGCGTCGAGCATATACCAGTGCATCCATGGTGTCGGACCCCATGAAGTTTACCATGTGGGCCATGCCACCAATTGCAGCAGACTCACCACTGGAAACACCCCGAGAACCGAAGTCGTGAAGCTTGAAATCAATGCCTTCAATGTGACCGGCAGTTTCCATCATATATTTCTTGATGATCTTTTTGATTTCTCGGGACTGGGTGGCAACCGTGGTCGGATACCAAATAGCCCGAAGCAGACCAGTCTCGATAAAGGATGTCAGCCAAGGAACCTTAGGGTCGGTATTCTGGACTTGGACCAGACATGTGTGGAGATTGACCACAGACCCTTCAGGAAGGGCTTCGATGACAAGAGGAAGCATGCCATCATGTTCAGTGACGATATATTCCCAGCCCTCACGATTGAAGGGAACTCCATGGGCGGCACAGATAACTGCGGCTTCCTCGACATCATCCATGGTCACAGGATCAAGGAGATATTCCTTGATATATCCCTGCACACCCATAAGAACAGTGTCTTCCCATCCGTCAACATCACATCCTCGGGCTTCGATATACGAGCTAACGTATTCGGCTCCGTCAGGATATTGTTCAAAATGGCTGTGCTTATACGAGTCAGTCGAGAGAATTAGATTACGTTTATACATCTTAGAACTCCATCTAAGTTAGGGTTGTGCCTTACTGGCTAAAGTGGGACATGAGGAGCGGCCATACGAAACAACATTCGTTCGATGAACTCATCAGTGCCCCAAATCTCAACAAGCTTACCAATACGAGCGCCGTTTGGACTGCCTGTGAGAACTAAATATATATCCTTGAAAAACTGCCGAAGGTTGCTATTGCCGTAGAACTCATTTCCCACGTCATAAAATTCCTTCTGAAGCTCTTCCTGTGTCATGCCCGATTCCAATCTAGGCATAACCTTTCGCATCGCACTTACGAAATGACCAGCACGATCCAATACTGATTGAGTGTCAGGATATCCAACATCATAGTCTGGGTCATAAGTGTCCCAGCTACCATCCCAATCAGGGTCTTGTCCGAAGTTTGTATCTACATACTCCGTAACGAACAGATACGAAGCGATTTGATTGATATTCATATCACATACCTGCGGTTAACTTGTTAATGATATGCCCATGATCTTCAAAGAATTCATCCTCCTTGATATCAGAGAGCGGCATCCAGAATGCCAAGGCGGCATCATCAGAACCTTTCACTCTAGGCAGGCTATCTTCGGCAGACAGATTGATGTGGAAGGCTGTAGTGATAACTCGCCCTCGATCTGAACGCTTAGGATGATCAAAAATCTCCTTGGTTCTGATATTAGCACGGAGAATTCGATCAGACAAGTCAATTTTCGTCTCTTCCCGAAGTTCTCGCAGTGCAGCTCGCTCCAATGTCTCATCACCTTCGATGTGACCACCCGGAAGAGCATTCAATCCCTGACCGGGCTTGTGCTTACGCTTGACCACCAGAACATGGCCATTCATCGTCACGACCGTATCGACCGTAGATACAATGATAGGGAACTTTGAAGGATCATACTTTTCGTTGAAATCCCACTCACCGGCAAGATCGATCAAGACCTTCTCGTTGTCTGGTGTCAAAATACTCGGATCGATCATCGAGTCAATATATGCTTGATCGAGCTTTGCATTATTTGCCCATTTATCATAGTAGGCTTCACGGATATCAGAAGCGTGCATTACGCTAACATTCCGAGCATAGCAGCCTGACCATTCAGGAAAATATTTGAGATAGTATGACGAGTCGTCCTTGTTGTATCCGGTCATTGCAACGACTGGTTCATCACCATCGTCCGGACCACTGACCTGATCGATCCATATGGCTTGACCGATTTTATGACGTACATGTGATACCCATTCAGTATCCGAATAGAGTGAGTCATTGATAGGGGTCATCGACACCCGAGATTCATCAATGCCTGCAAGGGCGAACTGACGCCGCCACATTTCTTCTCGTTCGCGATATGTAAAGGGATTTTTGGGACGCCGACTCGAATTGGCCGAACCAATCCCAATAATGACATGCTCTGCATGCATCAGGGCGTACTTGACAATATTAACATGGCCTTTATGTACTGGCTGAAACCGCCCAATATAAACAGCATAGTCGTTAGGGTAATTCTTATGAGTAGTCATGACTTAGAACTCCATCTAAGTTAGGGTTGTGCCTTACTGGCGTATTACTTATCTTCGCTAATCAACTTTCTGATTTTGGACTTTGCATCTTTCATGCTGTATGCATATCCGAAATGAGCAATGGGATGATTCATGTCCGCAAAGCACCAAATGTCAATATCATCATCAAATGTATCATATGCCTTGATGACCTTCACGATCACATGATCTCGATAGATCACATTCCCGCTTTGATCTTTATGTAGATCGAAAAGTTCAAGCAACCAATTTTTCATAATAGTATCCTACCACATCATATTGGGTTTGTCAAATGCTATTTGGCGTGTAAGAGCGTGGTTAGCAGTCGTTTGGCAGCCGCGTCATTCTTGGCCATTTGAGATATCTCAAATACTGCATGATCACGTCGCCTTGCTGTAAATCTTGGATCGATTGCAGCGTCGTACAATGCCTGATCAATGTACCGCTTCTTACGGAGACTGTCAAGTGCTGGTTTATACACATTCTCAGGATAGATCGACACCATGGTATAAACGAAATCCCTCAAGTTTGACTTATGGAACTCGACACCATGCAACACAAATCTCTTGTCATATTCGCCAGAAGCCCCGTATGCATTTTTTTGTATTCCGGCAGGTCCGTCAAGCCGAGATTGATAGTAATCACCCCCGGTCCATGATGCTCCTAAAAATTCACCATCGGCCTTAAGCGTGATGGAGCGAGGACCACCATCGGCCCTAGACTCATGGCCTTCTTTCCATCTGATATGAATCAATCCGGTATAAGAGCTTTGGTCAATTTCAGCAGGACCGTCCTTGAGCGATCTATGGATATCACCTCTTTTAGTGTAATAAACTTCAGCATATGGAGGCCTTGGTATTCTCGGAACCTTACCATTAACAACATCGATGTCAATGAATTGATTATAGTCTGGCATCTCCTGATTGGACGTAGCTTCGTTAATCTCTTCATCGTCATCAGGAACAATGCGATTCAGTGGTCCAAATATTCTAGTCAGGGCCTCGACCGCTTCATGGATTAGAGACTCTGGAACACCCCACTTTGATCTAAATCCAACGTATCCCATATGCTGTTCAGTCTCATATAGATAATCCTCATCAGACCAGCTAGCATTGAACAACTCGCCAATTGTTGAACCCAGAACAAACTCTGCCGAATCACCAGATTCATATATGTTACCCTCAATGTCATCATGGTAATAGTCAAAGGCACGAGCTATATAAATTTGACCGCCCTTGTATATCCCACGCCAGCCACCTTCAGTCTTCAAAATGCCCTTAGCCTCACTTCTTTGAATGCGACCTAGAATTGGAGAACTATGATGATCAGATTTGATCTTCTTGGATTCGTTAATCGACTCATCGAATATGACAGAGTAATTAGATTTGATATCATCACGCAAATCGGCATTGATGAACCCATTATCAAAATGAAGGTCTAGCAAATCATGGACTTCTCTCAAAGATGTGTAGTGTAGTGTTCTCACCATACTGTTGATAATACCATTGTAAAGCGATCTGCTATTGGGTGTGTTATATTTGTCAGTTTTATTCCATGGTAGGACATCAATAAATCGAGTATCACCCCATGACTCATCGTAAACATACCAAGAATGCAACTGCCTATCATTCTGAATTAATTTAATTTCTGACGGTCCTCCAATTCGAGCATTGATACCATTCTTATCGAAATACAGATACCTAAATCCCTCCTCAAAAATCTCGGATTTGGGATTGGTTGACTCTTCAATCTTTGGCTTCTTCTGAGAATCCTCGACATCAAATACTTTACCAAGGGTCACCTTGGAATCATGTCGCATTTGCTCACTGATAATCTGATTCTCAAAGT